CCGCTTGCATCTGTAATGCGCCTTCGGCTGTCTTACCGAATTTAGATACTTCTTGTCGTGTGATATTTAACTTCTTAGTTAAGATGTCATAAACAGGAATACCTTTGTCTGCTAATTGGTCGAGTTCTTCAACACCCATACCACCAGCAACTGTTCTGGAGAATAGGTTTGTCGCTGCCCTTAATGCTCCGACTTTATCACTTGATACTGCCGCAACATCACCAAGCATCGTCATCATTTCAACGTTAGGATCTAAGCCCGCAGACTTTAGTTTCATAAACGCTTCAGCGACTTGATCTACTTCAAATGGAGTTTTCTCTGTGAACTTACGAATGAACTTAAACGCTGAATCGGCACCCTGTGCTGAACCTGTTACCGTCTCTAACGCAATCTTTAAGTCTTCTGCTTTAGCACTCGCGTTGAAGACTGCTTTACCGAACATCGCAACACCACCGATACCAATGGCACCAGCGAATAGTCCTTTCATCTTACTGAATGAACCAGATGTTTTCTTTATACTCTTATCGACTTTCTTAAACTGTTTGTCAAGTTTGCCGACTTTCTTGTTAAGAGGGTTGAGAGCCCTCTCCATCTTGTTTAATTTACCTGATGCTTTATCGAGGGCTTTTATTTCAATTTCAATAGTTGCGCTAGCCATGCCGTTTGCTCCTCTTTTCCTTAATTGTTAAATACTCACTCCACCCCACGAACTCGGACACTGACATTTCCATAACCTCATCTACTGTTTTATGAAGATGTTCTGCTAACTGATACAAGAAGTATAAGTCAGCATCCGTTGTTAGTTTCCCGCTATCTCCTCGCTGTCAGGTTCAGAGTTGAGAATATGTGTAGCGACTTTCGTTACTGTGTCGGGATCAACATTATTCATTAAATCAAATTTGTCTGCGTGAGTAAACATCTTCGATTTGTCTTCGTTTAATGCACGTGTTAACAAGACGGCTACTAATGCTTCAGCAATCTTGTTATCACGGTACAGGGCAACGATTTCTTCCGTTTGTTTTAAGTTAGCGGATGGTTTGAAGTATACAACTGTATCCCATTCTTTAACTTCTACACTTTCTAACTTATCAGTTAGTTTAGTTTTGAAATGCATTTTCGCATTTATAATCGCACTCATAGTAGGCCTCCTAGTGTTATTATGTTAGTAGTAACGCACCGTCACCTGTTAAATCAAGTGATACAGTGACTAAATCAGCGGCTGCGACATCGATTGATACTGATGTTACTACTGCTGTTCCGCCCCACGTATTACCAGTAACGTATGTTTCTGGTGAAGTGCCTAGTGCTACGTGTGAGTCTACTAGAATTACGGCTACGTCTGCGCCTGTAATTAAACCAGCCAACGAAAGCCCACTGTCTACGAACAAATCAATTGAACCACTCCACGATTGTAGTGAACCAACGAATGTTTTCCATCCACCTGTTCCCATTGCTGTCGTTTCTAATGTTTCAGTTTCTAGTGATACTGACCACGATGATACTTCACCAAGTGTCGCGGAACCAAGCGTAACTGTGCCGTCCTTACCTTTTAATATTGCCATTTTTATGTCTCCATTTTTATGTTATTTGTCTAAATCACCCGTCGGATGAATATATTCAATACGTACTATCATTTGAATAGCACCCAGCGGATAAACAACACCTTCGTCAGTGTTAATCTCCGTTACCATCGTATCTAATGCATACCCACTTCGAGTAACATCTTCATACAATTTCTTCTCTAACTCGTCACACAATGTATTTCGTGCTGTGTCAAGGTATTTCCCTTTCACAAAACCAGTTAAAATGTATTCTATTATTCCCTTTCTACTTCCTGCTGTGAAGTCTGTCTTACTCTCACTGCCTGTTGTTATCAGTACTGCTGGGAATTGAGCATCACTTAGTTCATCAATTTCGAACATATCGCGTGATACTAATTTAGTAGACTTAATTGCCTTGACCGCTTTCTCAACGTCTTTGGCTATTTGCTCTCTATAACTTGTTTTACTAAGACTCATACATATCTCTTAAATTGTTTAAGAAAAGCAATTTCAAGTTGACTAACTTCACCAGTCTTAATGCCCATAAATGGACGAGTCTTTTGGTTAATCTGTGCTTTCTTCTTCTCTTCGTTTCTCTTAAAAGTAACAAGTACCTTATTAGTCGATACTCGTCTTACATCCATATTCGATAACATTCTACCTGAGAAGTTTAGGTCAGGTTTAGTGCCTCTGCCTTTCTTCTTTCTAAAATCGATATAATCAGGTGAATATTTCTTAAATGCTCCATTCAATCCCTGTCCCTTTGACGTGCGATTGATTATAATTTCTTTAGCCTTTTCACCAGTTCTACTTAGAGCCTTGGGAATTGCCTTTTGTATTCTTGCTCTTAGACTGCTTAATGATTGCTTAGCCTGTCTAATATTTATCGTAACTTTTTGTGCCATTATCTGACTAATCTTCTAGTATGTAATGGAAGTTTCTCACTTGCTTCTATGGTACTATTACTGTTAGCATCGTATTCAACGCCGTCACGTAATATTGATTCAAATTCTTCATCATACTTTTTATGATAATGATTCATCATTATTTGAAACTTGTCTTCTTCACCGTCAGCATTCCATTTGGTTAACTGTGGTAAAGCATATTCTGACAGAACGCGATATACAGCACAACGAGTGAACTGTGATTCAGTTAACTTTGTTGTATCCATATCTGTTGTTGAATAATTTCTCTTAGCACGAGACCACCATTCATCACGCAATTTTCGTAAGATATCTGTCTTTGCTTTTGTGTGTTCTGCTGTGAACTCATCGATACCGTAACCTAATACTTCAGGTTGATATACTAATAAATCACTGTCTGTTGACATTGCCATATGCGTCTCCTCTAAAGTAAGTAAAATAGAGAGGGGTTTCCCCCTCTCGTTATCATCTACGTATTATTATACGATTGATGAATCTGCTGTAACAGAAAGACCATATGCGTCAAATAGTTCTTTAACGCCGTATGTTGCTGTTGCTACTAACTCGTCTGCTCTAAGTGAAGCGTTACGCTGAACTTCGATTGAAATATCAGACATAAGTGCTAGACCAAGTGCATCTCTGTGGAACAAACCACCAACGAAATCGCCTGCTGTGCCGTTGTCAACAACGTGAGATGATTCATAGATAGAAACGCCACCGATAGTGCCTACATAACCAGTTTTCATTGCTTCATTTGATACGTCACTTGCGTGACCAGCGAATGCTGATGTCAATGAAGATTTAAGGTCATAAGCAACCATTGGGTTAACAACACAAGAAATTCCTGTAGTTGAAACGCCAGAGTTACGCAATGTAGCAATACCTTTGAAGATAGTTGCCGCAGTTAATGGAGTCGCATCAGTACCTACACCAGCAGAGAAACCACTGAATAATGCGATAAGATCTTTGTCCATTTTAGCCGCAATTGCCGCGCCGAATAAACGACCAACATCTGCTACTACATTAGATGCAGAAGCCTTCATTGCTAAGTCAGTAACATTAGTCATAATACCAACTTCGCCAACTGTGATAGTTACACCACCTGTTGAAATTGCTGTTGGGTTACCACCTGATCCATCAGAGGCATATGCTGTTGCTAAATCCGTTCCCTCATTTACTGAGTGAGCGGCTACTGGTGCGTAAGTTGGAACAACGATACTTTTACCAGAACCTGCTGGAATAGCATAGTTGCGAACTAAGTTACGCATAATTGATTGTTCTTGTGCTTGGAATAACGCTTCTGCTACAATCGAAGGCAGTAGGTCATTTAGTGATGTTGTTGTTGTATTTGCCATGGTATAATTCTCCTATATTGGCTTGTTTACAATTATGAGATGCCCTGTTTTTTTCTGAACTCGGCATATTTTGCTCTGTCCTCAGGTTTACCCATATCTAATTTTGTAATGTCTAATTCACCTGAACTAGACGAGCCTCCGACTCTGCTTTGACTGCCTGTGCCTGATGCACTTGCTGCCGCAAAATGCGGGTTAGTAGTAAGAAATTCAGATACCAAATCTTTAACTTGCATATGAGAGCCATCATCTTTATAAGAAGGAGTTCCATTATCATCGATAACTTCTGCTTCTCCCTGGTCATTCAAACGAACTCTATTCTTTAACAAGTCTGCAACTTGACTAGGCGCAACTGATTTTAATGAGGCTGCTGAATTCAACAATGCTCCATCTACTTTCTCACGTTTTAGTGTATTCTCTAAATCACCAATACGTGTTTGAAACTTGTCTGCTTGTTCTTTAATTACCTTATCGAACTCGCCACGCTGTTTCAGTTGATCCACTTTTCTCTCTTCTTCCTCAGTTTGCCAGTTTTTGTATTGGTCAAGGTCAATGCCGTCAAACTTTTTACGTTCTCTTGCTATCCTGTCTGCTACAATCCGATTAACTTCCTCTTGAGAAAAGCCCTTACTTTCATTACTATCCAGAGAATTACTTGGTGAAGCCTCTGTTGCTTCGATATTTTCCTGATCTAAATCAGTCATTTTAACCTCCAATTGAGTGATACCTTGCTCTAAGCAAGTATAAATTGTTTACGTAAACAATTAGTTTACATATCTATTTATGCGTTCCAGAAGGACATAATCTCCAAGATTAAGCAAGTATTTCTACAGTAAACCCTTTTGTATGAATTTAACGAAAAACCCCAAAAACTTGACAAATATCGGATTCGTGTTATAATGTATATAGAAATTGAGAGTTTATCTCAATAAAACAAAGAGAGTAAATTATGTCTAAGAAATTACAAGGTAAAGCAAAAGCAAACGCTCGTAAGAAAGCATCACTTAAAAAAGCAAATCAGAATCGTCCTAATGTTGATTTTAAGCCTAATCAGTATAAACTTCCTATTGTAGGTGGTTTCGTATCGATGACTGCTGATGTTGAATTAAAGAAAATGATTAACGCAGTTACTAGCGACATCATCCCTCATAACACTAAGTCGAATCAAGCAGACATTAACGCTATCAACTTTGGCGATGAGGCTGGTTTTATGGTTGCTCTTGTTCCAAGAAATACTGTAGGTTTGATGACTCAATCATCTAATGAAACTGAAATCCGTAAAGTTATGAGTGACTTCACTGTTCGTCCGCTAGACGACCAATGGGCGATCTTTTCAACATACTGCACTAAAGACCGAGTGTTCGGTCATATGACTGACTTAGAAGTGTTTCACTATGCCTTTATTGGTTTCTCTACACCAAAATGTGTAGCACCCTTAGCAGAAGACAGAGATCTTTGTATCGCATTACGAGATGGATCAGACCCATTTAGTAAGAAAAAAATGGTAGCATAAAGTTAAGGGGCTGTAAAATGCCCCAAAACTTGACAGATAACGAATCTGTGTTATAATATATTGTAAGTCGAGTTAATACTATTTTAATTAAAGAGAGAATATTATGAGTACTGAAATGAAATACAAAGAACTGTTCACTCAATGGGTTGCGTTAAATCGCGCGATCGACACTGGTGCGATACACGAATCAAGTGCTGACCAAACATTAAGTGATATGAAGAATGCTTATGTAAAAGAACATAACATTGATCCTGAAGAATACGATGATTATGATGGTTGGATATTGACTACTATCTTGGATGAGTTAGCATAATGATTACTATCGAAAACGCAGATTGTTGGGAGTTTCTTTCTCAGCAATCTGATATCGACTTGTTGTTAACTGACCCTCCTTATGGAGTAACTGGTATTGATTGGGATGTTGAACTTGATTGTAAGCGATGGTGGGATGCTGTTGAATCTTGTTTAAGTGAAAACGCTACGGTCATTATGACTGCTCAACAACCCTTTGCTAGTCGGCTGATAATGTCGTCACCACTTAAATTTAGACAAGAGTTGATATGGGAGAAACCAAACGGCACTGGTCACGTTAAATACGGACCAAATAGATGCCACGAAAACGTTCTTATCTGGGTGAAAGGCAAGTCTGTTTATAATCCACAGATGACCGAAGGTAAGCCATACAATTGGAAATCAACTCGTTCTAAAGGCGAAGCAAGTGCGTTCTCTGGTAGTGGTGAGATCACTAATACAGGAACACGTCACCCTCGTTCTGTTCAGCGGTTTGCTCAACAACGTGGACTACATCCAACGCAGAAACCAGTTAAGATGTTTGAGTTTCTTATTGAGTCATACTCTAACGAAAATGACCTAGTATGCGACCCCTTTCTTGGTAGTGGAACAACTGCTGTTGCTTCTTATACTACCTCACGTAGATTCGTTGGTTGTGATAGTAACGAGAAATACGCTAAAGAATCAATAGCGCGTATAGAAACCATCAAAAACTTGACAAATATCAGATCTATGATATAATATGTATAGAAGTTGAGAATTTATCTCAACAAATAAAGAGAGTAAATATTATGAAAAACGCAATTAAGAATAGAGATTTAGTTAAAGATGAAGTCTTTAACTCATATGATAACTTTGAAGACCTTTTGAATACTATTGATGATGATGGACTGATGTCATTGATGCCAGATGGTGATTCAACTATTTTTGATTCAACGCATATAACAAGATTAGGTGTTATGGCTGAGTTGAAAAACAGAGATGGTAAAAACTTTAAGGTGATTATATGCCCAGATTCAATGACTAAAGTTAAATTACAAAAAACAATCATTGAAATGGGATTAAATCTATTAGATAATCCATCGTAATCATCAAAAACTTGACAGGTCCTCGATTTATGATATAATAGTATTGTAAGTCGAGTTAAGAAGTGAAGTATCAGCACTAATTTTGATACAATTAAAAGAGAGTAAATGTTATGATAAATTTTGAACTAGCAGGTGAGTTGTTGTATGAAGTAATTTGCGCTGAAAAGGCATTAGAAAAAGCATTCAACACATTAGAATCTGATGGGATACGGTTAGAGCAAAGAGCAATCGATGCCTTAACTATTAAGTATAACAAAGCATTAGATGATGCTTTCACACCCAAGCAGGAGACAGTGTAAAAACTTGACAGATCAGAGATCTATGATATAATAGTATTGTAAGTCGAGTTAAGAAGTGAAGTATCAGCACTAACCTTGATACAAACGAGAGGTAGTTAAGATGAAAAAGTTAATGTTAGTATCAGCAATCGCAATGTTATCAACGTCAGTAATGGCTGAACCATTGCCTGTATATAACCCAGTTGTAGTTGATCACTATAAGAATGTGATTCAGCAACAACCTTATAATGTTGAAGTATGTAAGCAAGTACGTCAACAAAACAACTACTATAGTAATGGTACGAACTCAGCAACTAATGAGTTGATTGGTGCTGTTATCGGTGGTGCTATTGGTAATGAGTTTGGTAAGGGTGACGGCAAAGATGCTATGACTCTGTTCGGTGCGTTGATTGGTGCTTCAATGGCTAATGACCAACAGAAGTTACAACAGCAACACAGTGGTTATACAGTGTCTACTGTATGTAACATTGAAACGCGATATAAAGAGACTGTGAGTGAAGTGTATAGTCACTCTACTATATCGTTCGCAACAGGTCATAAGAAGTATAAGGTGAACTTCACCAAATAAGAGTTTACCTCTCAGAGAGGCAACTTACCTCTCAAAAACAGAAGAATAGGGTTTTCATCTCTTCTCCCCTAATTCACTATGTTTTTCAAGCCCCTTCAATGGGGCTTTTTTTCGTCTATACTTTCTTGGGTCTGCCTCTACCAGAAGGAATTCGTTTATGAATAGCATCATCTAGTGATGGCATTCCTAGCGACATTCTAATTATTCTGTCTTTCTCTAATAGTATCGCTATTTGATAGAAACCTTTATCATAGGCTTCTTCTGGCGACATCATTTCTTTCATCGCTTTATCTTCTGATTTAGTCAGTTTCGGTATTGGCTTCTTCATCGTCATAGTAGTCTTGTAACATTGCCATTATTTTTGCTTTAGAACGTTCGTTATCTTTGATTCTAATCAACTCGTATTTAGTAGGTGACCTAACTTCTAGTCTATCGAGTGTGTCTTCTAAGATAAGATTTATAACGAATTCGTCTTTCCAGTTCTTAATTATCTTATACATTAGTCTACGGGAATCCAGAAGTGTCTACAATTGTGACCACCACGAACAACAAAGGGGTCTCCTGCGCGTTTCCCTTTCCATCTATCACTTGACCACAAAGACTTTGCTTCGGCTTCAGTAAATACCTTGCCTTGGTTGCGCATACAGAAATCTCTACTATTTGCTGATGCTGTACCAGAATACCTGAACTTCGTTAGTCCTGCTTGTTGGGCTCTGTGTTTAATGAATACAGCATCGAAGTCCATCACCTTATCGTGCATTTCTCCTGAAACTATATCGTTCATTGAACTACCCACTACAACACCCTCGAACTTCTTTTTAAGAGCGGCTGCGGCTATTCTTATCTTGTCTTCTTGTCTTACTGTTGCTCTACGGAGATTCTTTAACTTCTTTTGAAGTAAAGTCGTTGCTATATCATCGGTTTGAATGAATAGTCCTGATATCGCGTGTCTGCTGTTTTGTGCTATACTCACTACGGTTAGACCAGCAATCGCTCCTATGACGATCTCTGTGTTAACATTCTCACGTCCTTTATTGACGCTTTCATCTAACGACAAATATGCTTGTGCTTTCAGTTCACTCGCAACACGATTGTCTAATGGTGTTATTCCATCACCTACCATTGATGCGGTGTCTATCGCTATCTTGTCGAACTCTTTTATATAGTCGCGGACCTTTAATGATACCAGTTCTTCGAAATCATCGTTAACTGGTCCTCTTAGATTTAAGAGTTCATCAACTGTTTTAGCCTGTAATACTCTCTCAGCAATTCTGTTTTCCAAGACTTTACTGGCTGAATCCATATAATCATCAAATTCATCCAGTACTGCGTCTATGATATCACTATGCTTCTGTATCTGTTCCGGTGTTGCCATCTAAATTTGCTCCGAATTCTGGTGCTTGTGATTTGTCTTCTATTTGCTTAAAGATAAGGTCTATGATGGCTTCATCTTCGATAACAGTTTTAGCAATCTGTTTTGCGATTTCAACTTTATACTGGGCACTTGATACTGGGGCTACACTTGCTTTAAGTAAGAAGTCTAGTTCAGTATAATTATCACGCATATCAAAATCATCTGCGTAATCAATGGTACCATCAAAATCAACATCGTAGAAACTAGCAAACAACTTCCAAATATGTTCTTCTGCGTTCTCTAGGTTGTCTGCCATCTGTGCTAATTTAACATTAAGCAACTCACGTTCAATTTTCAAACTGATACCTGATGCTGATGTTGACGATGTAGTTGAGCGTAAAGAAGATAGATGTGCCATACGGTCAATCATCGCTACCTTCATTTCAATTGCTTGTAGAATAGAACCAATAGATGACGAAGTCGGTTGTAATAGATAAGGTTTCAATGACGGGTCAATGTCTTGGTCTTCAATAACTATCACTGAACCTGCTCCTGCTGATGCGTCTACGCCTTCAGTCATCACTAATGTTGGATGATTTGAGATGCGGATAACTTGCTCTAATTCCGATAATTCGTTGTAGATAGACTTCTGGACATCCGAAACGTCTGCTATTTGAGATATACCGATACCTCTTTCGTGTGAACGCTGTGCGTATAAGAAAGTTGCTGGAATCAAACCCATTGCGTTGTCATACTGTTCAACAATTTTGAATTGATCACTTTCATCATCTTCAACTTCATACACAGTAACAACATCTTTATGCCAAACACGATAGACACATTTTTCTTCGTCTTCGAATTCTTTAATCTTTAACATTGTTAACTCGTAACGACCATTATACTGTCGTTCCCAATTCCAGTCAACGATATTTTCCGGGGTTATGATTGAAAGATAAGGGCGAATGCCTTGTTCTAGTTCTTCTGCTAATGTATTGGCAGTAGTTGCTGGCTTATCTAAAATCAATAAGACGTGTCCGTAGACACTAGCAAGTGCGGTAGCATCTCTGATTACAGCATCAAAACTTCTACCTTCTAAGTCAGCATCTTTAATAAATTGCTCTAATGCTGGACTCTCACTTAATGAGCCAAAAACTCTATCAGGAGTTGTTCGCCAGATGAAACTAGAATAAGTATCAACTACGTTCCTACAATGATTATCTAATGGAGTCGTATGTAAACGCTTTGCGTATTCAACTTGTCCGTCGTTCTCTTCTTGTAGATACTTTCGAAGATACTGACCCTGTTGATAATCAGCACCGCCATAGTAACTATTATAATAATACTGCCAGCGGTTAATATTTTTCTTATATAAATTGTGTTTATTTGTTATTTCATCATAGTTCATATTTTGTTCCTCTTACATATGTGTGAAGCGATTAGGTAGTGGTTTTTCTCGTACTTTCTTCTTTATCGGTGAAAGATGCGCGATTAAGTACCCCAACGCATCGTTGGCGTGGTCGAAGCCACTATCTTTATCAGGAACAGATGTCCCATCTTTATACACTTGACGTTCTAAACATCTCATTGAGTTAGTGCATTTTGGATCTATACTAAATCGAACAGTTCCATCAGCACTCTCAAAAGCGGAATTGACCGCGTTAATACGATCCCTCACAGCATCGTGTTTTCTTTTAACTTCTACATTAAAATATTGTTGTAGAATAGTAATATCTGTTTTGCCATTAGCAGATGTTTTTCTTTGGCGCCCGGCGGGATCCGGTGCTATCGTAACCATTGCTGGATTATATCTATTCATAATCTCTTGGCACATTTCTTCTGTGTTCGAGCCATACATTGATATTTCATCAAATTGATGTAAGACTCCATCGTGTATTTGACAGATGGATGCGCTCATTGGGTCGATGTTAAAGTCCATTCCTATTAGTATCCTTCCATTCTCATCAAATTCTCTTTTCTTCATATGCTTTTCTCTATCGAAATTATAATATATAATTCCAGAAAAGTTTTGAAACATCGCCATATACTCTTGTTGAAACTGACGTTGGTCCATATCTTCTTTAGCACGGGTAACTTCTTCTTCAGATACGTTAGCACCGTCAAGTGTTGTAAACTGAAATGATGCCCATTGGTCATCGTCTTTTTGACCATAATCATACAAGTCTTTGAAATGATTGAACCCACGTGGTGTGCCACAAAACAACGCTGAACCTGGTGGGGTTTGCGCAGATAATGCTGGTCTTAATGTTACTTCCCACGCTTCTCTTTTCATATCAGCATATTCATCCATAACTAAAAAATCAATACCTGAGCCACGGAGCGTATCAAATCTATCCGCTCCTTTCAGGCTTATCTTACTATTATTAACCAAACGAATAGTTAAATCGCTTTGATTGATCTTCTTTACCCATCCTAAATCTGTCATTCTCGTGCATAGTTCTTCCCAAACGATATTCTTTGCCTGACCGTACGTTGGGGCGATATACCAAATACTCTTATTTGGGAATCTAGCAAATCTAGCCATCTCTCTGATTGCTAAAAATGTCTTACCACATCGTCTTCCTGCCACGAATACTCTAAATCTAGCCGGTGATTCTGCGACTGCTTTCTGTGCCTTATTAAGAGGCATCTAAATCATCAGTCCATGGCAAAATCTTATTCGTATCTTCATCTGTAGGAGTATCTGACATTCCTAACCAGTTTTTTGATAACCAGATTAACATCACAGGAGAACCCGTCATTGCTGTTTCTAGCATCTTTCTTCTTACTGACATCTTACCGTGTGCTTTACCCTTTGCTATAATATCAGCAAAACGATTGCGTATAGTATCTGGATGACAGCCCATAATGTCTGCTATCTCTTTAACTGAACAATGTATTGTTGCCAGTTTTTCTACCATTTCAACGTCAATCTTCTTCTTCGGTCGTCCGTTCTTTTTCTTTTCTTCTTCCTCATTCATATGAGTCTACTCCCATTTATACCCTGGTGGTCAGGTAGTTGTTACATAAAGTAATTAGCGACTGCGGAACCTGCTACCATTATCATAATGGTCCATAATCTCGTATCTATCCTATCTACTTTCTTATCGATTTTAGCCATATCTTCTTCAATATGCTTTAGGTGATTGTTACGGATT